TCTCCATGACGCTGCTAAAACAAGCCCCGGACGGCGGCTATATCCCGCCCGCCGTGTGGTCGAACGCCTATCCCGCGCTGCCCTATCTGTTCGAATACGCCTATCCTGCGGATTGTCTCAAAGTGCGCGCGATTAAGCCGCAAGCGATCTTTGTCATGGACTTTGATCCGCAGCCGGTCGTTTACACCACGGCGAACGACAATACCTACAATCCTGTGCAGCAGGTAATCCTGTGCAATGTGCCGAACGCGATTATGGTCTATACGGCGCAAGTGACCGATCTGACGGCATGGGATGTCGACACCGTGGAATCGTTCGCGGCGGCGCTAGGGCGGCGGCTCGCGCCGGTGCTGGTGGGTCTCAAGGCGCTGCAACCGCTCGCCGCCGACGAGCAAGCCGCCTTCGGCGTCGCAGAGAAAGAGCAGGGGTAAGCCATGAACTTGCCCGCTGATGTAGCGAACCAGGCCCTTGACGCGATAGGTCTGGATTTCACAATAGGCGACTTGCAAGAAGGAACGAAGCCCGCGCAGGTGCTTTTGCGCGCCTACAGCCAATGCCTTCGTCAGTTGCTTCGCGCTGTACATTGGAATTTTGCTCGCAAGCAAACCCCACTCCTGCTTCTCGCCGACGCCTCCGGTCAGACGCCGGACACGCCCACGCAGGTCATAGCGCCGTGGACCTACGAATACGCCTATCCGAACGACTGCATGAAGTCGCGGTTCGTGCCGTGGTCGCCGACGGGCGGCAATAGCGTGGTCCCGCCCGGCAATATTACGCCGTCGAACCCAACATCTCCGCTTGTCGGCGGCCTCGGTAGCCCGGTCCCCGGCGCGCAGCTTCGTCCCGCGCGCTGGCTCGAAGCCACTGATACGAATTATCCCGCGCAGGCTGGCGCGCTGACGTGGGAAGTGCAGGGCGTGTCGCCGCAAGGCCGCAGCGTAATCCTGACGAACGTGCCGTGCGCATCTATCGTCTATACCGCGCTGATGAATTATCCCTCGAATTGGGATGCGCAGTTTCGCGCGGCGTTCGTCGCCTATCTCGCTTCGGAGATCGCCCTTCCGCTATGGTCGTGGAAGAACAATCCTAAGATGGGTATGGCGATGAGGCAGGACAACATGAAGATCGCGGCTGCGAAGATCATGGCGGCGCGCGTTACCGATGGAAATGAAGGGTGGCACAACAGCGATTTCGTTCCTGACTGGATGCGCTTTCGCAATGTCGGCGGCGGCTACATGGGCGGTTACAGTCAAGCTATCGGCGCGCTCGGCGACGGCGGCTATGGGATGCTCTACAGCGGCTGCGATGCGTGCTGTGGGGTAGGGAACACGAGTGCTTACTGATGGCTGTCGCAATAAGTAAAAACGCATTCACGACAGGAGAAATATCCCCGGCCATGATGGGCCGGCAGGACGTGGATCGCTATCACTCGGCGCTCTCGACGTGCCGCAATTTCTTTGTGTCTTACGTCGGCGGCATCAGCAGCCGCGCTGGAACGGCGTTCGTTGGATACTCGAAGCAGACGGGCCGCGGCTATCCGCCACGACTGATTGAGTTTCAGTTCTCGAATAATCAAGGCCTCGGGCTGGAATTTGGCAACTTTTACATGCGGGCCGTTTCGAATGGGGCATTCGTTACCGAAGTCCCTGTTGGCATATCCGCCATTTCGTTAGCCAATCCAGCGACCATTACCGTCAATAATGTTCTTGGCGTATCGACTGCGACGGCTTTGAATGCTGGTGTCGTCGTTTCCTACAACACAGGCGAAACGATCACGCTCGCGGGCGGAACCTATGTAACGCAGGCGGTGGTGAACGTGACCAATACGGCGGTCTCGTCCGCCTATCCTTCGACGCCCGGCCATGGATACGTCCCCGGCGATACCGTCGTTTTCGCTGGCGGCACGCACTCATCCGCTGCGGGCGGAGCCATCGCGGCGACGCAGGTTTCGGGAACGCCGACGGTAGTCGCGGCGGGATCGGGTGGGACGCCGGGGACTCAGATTGTCACCGGGACCACGGGAACAGGAACGCGATTTCAGCTTTCTGTAACGGTCAGCGGTGGTGGCGCTATTTCTTCCATCAATTCTGTGCTTGTGGCCGGCAGCTACACAACCAACCCAGCCTTGTTGACTGCCGAGCCTGTCACCGGAGGAGGGTTAACCGGAGCTACCGTCAGCATCCTAATGGGAGCCAATGCAATCAGTGTGACATCAGGCGGCGCATACACGGTGAACCCCGCCGCTGGGGCGCTGACGCAGGCCTCGACGAGCGGAAGTGGGACCGGGTTGGTTTGCTCCGGCGTTTTTGCGCCGAACACGGTTTACGTTTCTAACGCGGGACAATACTCGACGCTGCCGACCAATCCCGTGAGTCAGGCGTCGACTAGCGGTTCCGGCGTTGGCGCCAAGTTCAACCTAACATCGACGTCGGTTCCGCCGCCGTTGAACGCGGGAGATTGGATTTATATTTCTGGCGTTGGGGGAGCGACGCCGTTCAATGGAGAGACCTTCGTCATTAATTCTATCGTCTCGAATGTTTTGACGATCTACGACGTTTTCGGCAACCCCGTCGACGCCACGTCTTTCGCCGCTTATACTGGCGGCGGGACCGTCTCGCGCATTTACACGTTGGCGACGCCTTACGCCGAGACTGATCTTCCCTACTTGAAAATCGTTGAGTCTGCGGACGCCATGTCGATCTGCTGCGTGAACACAGCAACCGCGACGGAATACGTCCCTCAAGACCTGACGCGAAATTCGGACACGAATTGGTCGTTTTCTCCAACCGTTCCCGCGCCTTCTGTTCTGCCGCCCGCGACAACATCGGGGGTTTACACGGCTGCGGGGAGCGTCAATTACGAATATGTCGTCACGTCGATCAATCCAGCCGACGGAACAGAGAGCATCGCGTCGCCGATAGCAAAAATCTCGAATGCGGTAGACGTCGCTTCGACGGCTGGGTCGATTACGGTTTCTTGGACTCCGGTTGCGGGCGTGCAAGAATATTATGTCTACAAGGCGCTGCCGGGGTACGGAGCCCCCGTCCAGTCTGGCGCACAATTTGGGTATGCGGGTTTCACTTACGGAAATTCTTTTGTTGATAGCAACATCACGGCGGACTTCTCGCAATCCCCCCCGACGCACGCGAACCCATTCGCGCGCGGCGTCATCACTGGCGCGACGGCGGTTTCCACCGGGACCGGATATACGACAGCGACGTTAAGTATTACGTCGGCGACAGGGACAGGAGGCAATCTCAGCGCGATCATATCCAACGGCGGCGTGACCGGGGCCATCGTTCAGGACGAAGGCATGAATTATAACGCCGGCGACACGATCAGCGTCACCGGAGACGGAACAGGAGCCGCGCTGACGCTTCAAGTAGGACCGCAGTCCGGCACATACACATCTTTGCCTGCCTATTTCCAAGAGCGGCGCGGCTACGCAAATACGTTGAACAACCCTGACACTTATTTCTTTTCGCAGCCGGGTGCGTTCACTAATTTTGATGTGCGCAATCCGACCATCGCCTCGGACGCCGTCACTGGTTCTCCGTGGGCAGTGCAAGTCAATGGCGTGCAATGGATGATCCAGACTTCGGGCGGCCTGCTCGTGATGACCGGGTTGCGCGCCTGGATGCTGGTTGGCTCTGGCTCGTTTGCGACGAATGTGCAGCCGATCTCTCCCTCGAACCAGAACGACGTGCCGCAGGCGTTCACCGGCTCGTCGCCACTGATTCAGCCTCTTCTCATCAATTTCGATGTGCTCTATGTCGATCCGAACAACGTCTATTATTACGATTTGCCATATCAGCTATACGCGCTGTCGGAGCCGATAGACCTGACCGACGTGTCCGCCCACTTGTTTTCGGGGTACAGCGTCGTCGCAAACGCCTATTGCGAGAAGCCTTACCGGCTTATCTGGTCTGCGCGGAGCGATGGCGCCTTATTGTCGCTCACCTATTACAAGACGCAGAAGGTGCAGGGCTGGGCGCGGCACGACACGCAGGGTCAGTTCGTCGGCTGTTGCTCGGTGCTCGAACCGCCGGTCAACGCGGCCTATTTCGCGACCAAGCGCACGATCGCCGCGAACACAGCCTACATGATCGAGCGCATGGACAATCGCATCTGGTCAACGGCTGAATCGGTCTGGGCTGTCGATTGCGGCCTCTCCTATCCGCAACCGGAGCCGGCTGCGACACTGACCGTTAGCTCGCCGATGGGGCTCGGGAGCTTGACTGGCGCAACGCGGATCGTTGGCGGCTCCGGCTATTCGGCGGCCACAACCGGGACGGTGGTGGATCGGTTTGAGGGGCCAGGCGCGGGAGCCGTTCCTGTGCTGACGTTCGCCGGGGGGGCGCTTACGGGCGTTTCGTTCCCGGTCAGCCAAGGCGCGGCCTATACGCAACCGTTGCTCATTATCAATGATCCCGCCGGCAGCGCGGGCGGCTCCGGCGCGAGCGCACGGCTGATTCTGAACAACGCCACGACGCTGAATGCGTCAGCCCCTGTATTCTCGAACGCCGACATTGGGTCCGTCGTTCGCGCGGCCGGCGGTATCGCGGTCATCACAGCCTTTCAGTCCTCGACACAGGTTATCGCGAACGTCCTCGTCCCATTCGTCGATGTGACATCCGCGTCCGGCGGCCCGCTCGCGCCGATACTTTCCGGCCAGTGGACCAAGACGACGCCGACATCGACCGTCAGTGGGATGCGGCACTTGGTGGGCGCAACCGTGACGGGGCTCGCCGACGGCAACGTGATTCCGCCTACGGTGGTTAGCGCGGTAGGTACAATCACGCTGGCGACGCCGGCCTCCGCCATCGTGGTGGGCCTCGGTTTCCAGGCGCAGGCGCAGGACGTGCCTGTCGACACCGGCGCTCCGACGGTGCAGGGCCAGCGCAAGAAATTGACCGCGACGACGTTGCGGCTCGACGCCTCGCGCGGCGTGAAGGTCGGCTCGAACCAGCGCGACGGATCGTCGTTGAGCCCGCCGCAGATCGCCGTGCCGTGGAAGGACATGAACCCATTGCCAGATAGCGGGCCAGGAACGCCGAATTTCCCGCCGGTTCCCTACAACGCGCTTTGCACGCCGTTGCGCACAGGCGACGTGCGGACGGCGCTCGCGGGCGGCACGGTCACGCCAGGACAGCTTGCGATTCAGCAGGACAACCCTCTGCCTGCGAACGTGGTGGCGATTTACAGTGAACTCTTGAGCGGCGACACGCCGCAAATGCAAGCTCCGCAGAAGCGCGGCGGAGGCGGCCAATGACCCCGCGCTTCGAGATCGTGGAGGCCAAGCGGTTTCATTGCGGGCAGATGGCGCGCGTGATGCGCCGAGACTATCTCGCGGCGCTGCTGACCGCCGCCGCGAAGCCGCACCACGAATTGATCGACTGCTTTGAGCAATCCGCTTTTCGCAAGGCGTGGCTGATCGACGGCAAAGTGGCGGCGGTCGGCGGCGTGACCGGCACGCTGATGAACGGTGAGGGCATGGTCTGGCTGGCGCTGTCCGAGGAAGCGACCCGCCATCCCAAAGCTGTGATCGTCGAAGCGCGCCGCCAGATTGCCGGACTGATGCGAACCCGGCGCGAACTGCGCGCGTCGATCTTCGAGGGCGACGAGGCGTCGCTGCGGCTGGCGATCTTTCTCGGCTTTCAAGCTATCGGCTGTCTTTGGGAAGGCCCGGCGGAAACCCGCGAGGGTCGGCAATTGCTCGCGCGCGAAATCGCGGGTAATGCTGATTTGAGAATTACAGTAGGGACCAGCTTCATGATCCCGATGGCCTATCGATCGGAGGCGGACTGAATGGCGATCCTCGCTGCCGCCGCCCCGGTTCTGGGCTTGATCGGAACCGCCGTCTCGGCCGGCGGCTCGGTGCTGGGCGGTATCGCGGCAGGCAACGCCGCGTCCTACCAGGCGCAGGTGGCGCAGAACAACGCGCAGATCGCCAAGCAGAACGCCACCTACGCGCTGCAAGCCGGGCAGGCGAAGCAGGAGCAGGCCGGACTGAAAGCCGCCGAGGAGGGCGGCATGGTCAAGACGGCGCTCGCCGCGAACAACGTGGACGTGAATACCGGCTCGGCGAAAGATGTCGAATCCGGGACGCGCGAGAAGGGCCAGTTGGACCAGGAGACCATAGCGAACAACGCCGAGCTGCAGGCCTATGGCTATCAGACCCAGGCGACCGGCTTCGAGGCGCAGGCCGGGCTCGACCAGGCGACAGCGGCCGAAGCTCCCATCGGGGCGGCGATAGGCGCTACCGGAAGCATGTTGTCCGGCGCGTCAGCCATCGGCTTCAAGGGGCTGAACTGGACTGGCGCGGCGGCA